CGTTTAACGGGACACAGGTGGAATAAGTGTAATTTTGGTATGGTGGAAAATAAAGATTTAGTATTTGTTTTAAATGATAAGAAAATATTTTATGTTTTAGGCAAGTGTTGTATTCGTTATGAGAAAATAAAGGAATGAAAAGTGAGTATAACATTTCAAGAAATCAAAACTCCTAGTCAAATGAGAGATAAGGATTTTATTCGGTTGGCTAGCAAAATTTTGTTCGTTAAAACAATGCATAATTTTTGGCCGTGGTGTGGAAATTGTAATACTCTTAAACATATTTTTAAATGGAATGGTGATTGTAAATATGAACGAGCAAGAATAGGATATACTATCGAGATTGAAAAAAATAGTAATAAACCCATTATCCGTTGGCGTAAAGGGCACACAGGAATTTGTAAGTATTACGAAAAGATAAAGGAAAAATGACGAAATTTGAAAAGAAGGTTAAAATCTTTTGTGCCCTGCATGGTAATTTGGTTAGAAATTTACCTAAAAAGTGGGCATGGGGGGAATCACCAAGGATATTTTTCTCTTCGAACCCCCCCATAGAGTCTGATACATGTGTAAAATGCAGAGCAAAAAATAATGGGATTTGTAATGTACAACATTTTACTTATCAAATTATTTATAACAAAAAATCGGAACAAATTCTAGAAATTAATTTTAAAAGATCACTAATAACTTATAGAATGGATTACGGGATGATGTATCTAGATGAAAAAGAGTATTATACAGCAACAACTTCTTCAGATACTATTTGTTTCGGGTTTTTAAGTATTGATGGAGATTAAAACGATACAACTACCAGAAAGCAAAATTCATTTTTCGATTATGTCATTCGAGAAATGGCGGCAAGTGAGTCGTCATTATCCATATGACCATATCGTAATCGGCTACAGAACACCAAAGATTAATTACCACCCCATTCTTTTTTCTCCATACTGTCATGGGCATATCGAACTTTTTGTCCACGACTATGGCGTGAGAGATAAAGGGCCAGGATTAATTATCTTCAGTCACAATCACGCAAAGAAAATTCTAGACTTGGTAAAGCGGGAAAAGAACAATGTCTACCACATTATTTCCCAATGCGATGCTGGTATCAGCCGCTCTTCTGCCACCGCCGCAGCGATTAGCAAAATTTTGTATAACGATGATTCCTTTGTATTCGATAACCCACGCTACGTGCCGAATAGCCATATATATTCTACAATTTTAAAAACTTATTACGAAGAATATGAATAATACGAAAAAGAAATATCTTTTTCCATCTAAGAAAGGGGAAAAAATAATTAGTGATATTTTAAAAAAACATAATATCACTTTATCATTTTTGGAAAATAGAGGCCGAGTTTATTATATATTACATGGTGAGGCAGAAACTTGCGAGAACTGTAAATTTGTCCCGTGTTGTTTGGATATACCTGTTCTTCATAGTACTTGGGAAATTGAACAAATTCGATCTGGGGTGATGAATAGTTTTCTTAAAATAGGATGTTTATGGAAATATTTACCAAAATAAGCCGAAAAATTAGGGCAAGGCGACTCGTAGGGGTCATTCGGGATTATCCCCTAGATAATAAGAAATTAGCCCGCCTAGCCGATAAAGCGAGGCTCCAGAGGGTCTTAACAGGGGTTATTTCAGATAAAACAATTAAAGAAATCAAAAATTCAGTAAACTGCCCCAATTGTCGGTTTCATAAAACCACAGGATATGTTTGTGGCCACAAACCGAACGCTTGTAATTTACCAAAAAATTATGAAAGGGCTGATAGCAATAGAACACTTTTCATGACTCTGTTTATAACAGATTATAAAGCTGGTGAACCAAATTTAGCTGCGTTGGTTCTTTACTGTAGATTATTCAAAGAGAAAATCGAAGAAGATTAATTTTTCTTCAATCCTTCCCAATCGGGATTAAATTTCATTGCTAATTTTTTAGAATTATTGTCAAAGATTTCCTGCCAATTTTTTAAATTCATGACTGTAACCTCACCTTTATGCCAAATAGGAAAATCACCCAGCATCATTCCTTTTCCTTGTGTGACAGGGCCAATACTGGCGCAACCTAATTCATATCCCGCTCTCATGGCATCGATACAAAATTCCGTATCTTCGCCCGCGCCCATTCCGTATTCTTCAGAAAGCAAACCTATTTTGTCGAATACTTCACGCTTAATCATTACAATGAAAAATACAATGAATTTGGTATTCGCTGGCGGTGAAAAATTAATTAACGGGCCACTTAATCCTACCTTGGGATTATCCTTAAATGGTTGTAGGAGCATATTCAACCATCTATTTTGCGCTTGGGGGGTGAATACACAGTCATCGTTCAAAAGAATAATGTAGTCCCCTTTTGCTTCTTTAATACCTGCGTTACATGCTTTGGCATAACCGATGGCCACATCATTCCATATTACTCTCGTGCGTTCGTTAAAAGGATAGGGTTTTAATTCTTTTGGCGCACCGTTGGCTGAAATAATTATCTCTATATCGTCCATGTTTGTGCAATCTTCGATTGAAGCGATGCACTTTTTAATACCTTCAAAATTAGTATAAGTCGGAATTATTACTGAAATCATTCATACCTCCATACCTCTTTTATTTAAATTCTTTTAAAACTTTAAAATTATGTATAACAGTTTTCCAAACAATTGTATTTAAAACAATCATAGTTACTGTCGAAAGCCATTTACAATCTTTTCTCATAGCTCTATTTAAAGCAATTATAACATAAGAGCTAATTCCTGTTATGATAAAAGTTAACGGTTTATTATGAATATATAGTTTAGATATTGGATTAGTTTCTATACATTTTCCAGTATTTAAACCTTTATAAGTTGTATAAGTATCCATAATAAAACCGCTAACTAAAGAAAATTCCAAGCCATGATAGAGTATACCATGATTATTTTTAGAAATTAAAGGAAGTGATAAGAATATAAAGAAAATAAAAAATTTCCTCATTTATATTATGCATTAATAGAATATTATTATCGATAATATTATCAAACTAATGACAGATAATGCAATTAACAAAAGACGTAATAGTATTTTTAAGTGTAAATTTTTCATATTTATACCTTCTACTTACAAGGTTTTTCTATTTTTCCAAATATACATTTTATAAAATCACCAATCCCGAACCAACTTTTATGAATATCCAAATAATACCTACAATGACAATCTGTGGGTTCAGGGGGACAAATATTTCCTGTTTCTACCCATTTTCCATTTTCGCAAGTATGGGTGATAATTTCCGAACCATCCCAACAGATTTCAGTTCTTGTCTCACCTATCTTACATTCAGGTACAGGTTTAGGATATTTTCCTGTATTATAAAGAGGAATTCCATATTCATCTTTATATGCTTGCGCTATTGCTTTAAAATTCACAATTCCATTATCATCATCCCAACTTTGCGGCAAGGTTTCTACTTTGAATTGTCTGTCCGCTTTATTATTTTTAAAAATATAACTATAAACATCGTAATGCGCGTCCTCATTATAACGACAATACAAACCATTAGGTAGTTTATCTACCGGACTTGCATACTTGGGGTTCTTACAATTATCTCCATCGTTTGAAAAATCTACATGGCGAGTGTGTATATTTCCATAAAAATCGACAGACAATCTAGACCAAAAACTAGGTTGAGGGATATTTTCTTCTTTATATCCACTACAAGCACCGTGGACTTCCACGAGAACTTCTTTTGCAAATGCTGGATCCATTCGATTTGCAATTCTATCAAGTTGCACATGCATTGAAGTTTCATCAATCACTAGAAATTCATTATTTACATATTCCACTTTACCCGGAATACCACCCCAACCTATCATATTTGAGGGAACCCCTTTCTTTTCATATAGATATCGGCCCAAATCATAAATCAATTTAACAGAGTTGGGGATTGTAACCTTACCCAATGGTGTTTGTACTTGGACTGTGCCGTTCCATAAAACGGGCAATTCATTTCCTACTTTACGGCGAATTCTGGTCGTCCACGGTTTAATAAGTCCTTCGATATGGTCAATAAATGCGCAATGGTCGGCATAAGTCATATCATAATACCGTCTGTATCCTTGCTTGTTCATTACAACATCTTTCCACAAATAAGGATTTGGAGCATTATGATGCATTTGACAATTATCAATATAGCAAATTTCCAACATAAAATTTTCAGGAATAAGTTCCATGATTGTTTTAATTACGTTAACAAATATGAGGTCATATTCTAAATTATATTTCCTCATGTTATATTTGTCTCCTTCTAATACAAAAGGACACAAAAACTCTTCTAATTTAGTAATTCCCCACGGCGCATATAAAAGAATAGTCATGCCATTACTACCTGCATTTGCCGAAGTACGCACTCGTCTTTTAACTTCTTCCAAATTAATTTTAAAATTACCTATAGAACCACTTATAACCCCTTCTTCTGTGGCTCTTCCGAATAAGCACAGCCAAGAATTAAAAACAAGCCGTTTTTTATCTTTATTATCCATTTTTCTCCCTCCAATACTATTTATTATAATTTTAAGTTTTTTATAATTCTATTTACTCCAACCATCCCCGTAACACACTTGTAACTGCGCCTGATGCTGTCGCAACTGAACTTATTTCTTACTCATAAACAACCGTAGCATCTAAGCCGTTTCCAACAGTAACAATCGTAAGTCCATTATAAAATGGGACATCATACTTCCACACTCCCAATGCTTCAGTTGCCGTTGTGATGATTCCAATAACACTTCCCGATGCCGCCGTATTGTCGTAAATTGTGAGCGAGGTTCCTGTTGTATTGTTGTAAGCGATACTGTGAAGAGTACCCGCTCCGTATTTTAAAACTCTTGTCGCCGCCGCACCTGAAATATAAGCGTAAGTAGATTCTGTCAGTATTTGTCCCAATCGCATGATACAAGCGAACCTGACATAAAAACTGTTGTCTGTAGTATTACCGTTGGAGTTGATGTTCTCCATTTTTATACCCAAGTTGAGAGTGTTTGTCAACGCCGTGGTACTTCCTGTAATCGTGTGGAGAACGACACCGTTGACGGAAAACTTGGTAGAGAGATGGTCGTAATCGATTACCAATCTTTTGATGCTCGTATCCATCGTAACGCTTGCGCCATAGTTGCCGTTAAAACTTCCTGAAGTAACAATCGTGTCCACGCCGCCTTTTCTGCTTCCTACGCCAAAAGTCGTTCCGTTTACTTGGAAGAAGAACCCATCGTTCGCATCATAACAACCCAACCTGCGAATATTATCAGCATCTAAGGCACTCCCCAATTTCGCAACTGCACGGAACTGATTGCTTGCTCCTGTTACTTTTCTTGCTTTTCTTACGCTAGAGTAAGAAACAGTAGAGTCGGCAGTTGCTCCTGTTGCCAAAAGTATTTCTCCAGCTTGTGTTACTGCGCCTGTACCAGTTACTGTTTCCGTCCAAAAGTTCGTATCTTTTGTCGTTCCTGAAAAAGCAGTTCCGATAAGTCTGACAGGGCTTACGGTTTTTAGCGAACCCAAAACATCCACCTCTACACGGTTTCCTGTTTCTTCGTCTACGATACCTGTACTTGTTTTTAACCGCTCGTAAGAGTTCAGACTGCGTGGTAGAGGGTCAGCAATCGGACAAAGAACAGCGTTCAATCTGAAGTAAGTCGTGTCTGTCGTTCCTGTAAGAATAACTCTTACTCGCCAATAATTTGAGATTGCCTGAACAGTTCCACCATCACCACCTTTGGAGTAGTAATAAGCGAACGAGTCTGAAATGTCCCAGTTCGTATTATCGTCCGATTGTTCGATGTAGACCGTTGCGTTTTGGTCAGTCTTCAAATTCCATTGAAGTGCGGCGACTCCTAAAGTAGATGTGCCTGTTCCTGTAAAAGTGTAACTGTTTCCTGCCGCAAGGTTCGTAGTCGAACTGTTGTTCGCATCCACATTTGCGTCTTGTTGAATATGTCTCCATTGACTCATTGTTGTCTCCTTATAAAATTACCCAAGTGTTAGCCGCCGAGCATTGCACAACCAAGCACTCCCATTGGTCAACAGTTTGTGAGGCTTCTCCGTCTATCGTATCTCCTGCCAAAGATACTGTTACAACCCCTGTGTTGATATTCTTGA